AAGATGCAAAAGGTCAGTAACAGGATTCACCAACTCACCATGCGTGGTGGTGCAAACTTTGCAGTATGTTCACCAACCGTCGCAACAATCCTTGAAACCATCCCAGGCTTCATGGCAAACACCGATGGTGACAAGATGGAATTTGCAGGTGGCATAACCAAGGTTGGTTCATTCCAAAACCGTTATACCATCTACAAGAACCCATACATGAAGGAAAACGTCCTATTATTGGGCTTCCGTGGAAGTAACTTCCTCGAAACTGGCGCAGTATATGCACCATATATCCCACTCATCATGACTCCGCTCGTGTATGACCCAAATAACTTCACACCACGCCGTGGTGTGATGACCCGTTATGCAAAGAAGGTAGTACGTCCAGAATTCTTCGGTAAAGTTCTTATCGCAAATTTGGATCAAATCTAATTTGATTAATTAACGGAGGGAATAAATTGGGTGGCCGAAAGGTCACCCTTTTTATTTGCCTTAAAATAAGAGTTAATGATTTAATAAAACTATTTATTGTAAGTCCCTAATTAGAGATTATTATGGAAACACAAGAACCAATTTTCTACGATGGTAGTCCTTCAAATCCATTTGGAATAACACCATTTGGATTTTACGATAGCGATTCTGACTTTCAAACTGATGCTCCAAGAGCAGCAGAATTCGTTGCCCGTAAATTAGGATGGCCTGTTGTAGAAGTGGAATTAATTGATAAACAAATTTATGCATGCTTTGAAGAAGCTATTACCACATACGGTAATCAAGTTAATCAATTCAATGCACGCGAACATATGATGACTTTACAAGGATTGTCAACAGCAACATCAGCAACACAGCGTAACATTGTTGGTTCTGTTATTCCGCAAGTTGTAAAGTTAGCAACAGATTACGGGGTAGAAGCACAATCAGGCGGTGATGTGACTGTTAAGCAGGGATATATTTCCGCTTCTATAGGTACTCAATCATATGACATTAAAACTTTATGGGCGGATGTTAGTGAAAGTGGTAAAAAATTAGAAATTCGCCGTATCTATCATTATATGCCACCTGCTATCGCTCGTTACTATGACCCGTTCGCTACGACAGGTCTTGGTTTAACCAACTTGATGGCGGAATTTGGATTTGACGGATACTCACCGCCAGTGACCTTCGTGATGATGCCTGCATATGAAGACTTGCTTCGTATTCAAGCAATCGAAATCAATGATATGATTCGTAAAAGTCAACATTCATTTGAAGTGTCAAATAATATTATTAGATTCTCACCAGTATTCAGAGAATCAAAAACAATATGGTTTGACTATATGGTAGTAGATGACAAGCAAGCAAACACATTCCAATCTGGGTCTAACATCGCAAGTGACCTTTCAAATGTCCCATATACCAATATTAATTATACTAAGACAAATGATATGTCACGACTATGGATATTCCGTTATACACTTGCATTAGCAAAAGAATTACTTGGTATTATTCGTTCTAAGTTTGAAAACATCCCATATCCAGATGGTACAATTCGTTTGGATGGTGAAATCCTGCGGCGTGAAGCAATTACTGAAAAAGAAGGATTAATTAAAGAACTTCGAGAAACACTTGAAGAAACTGGAATGCAAGCACAAATGAAGAAGCAAATGGAAAATTCAGAAAATATGCAAAAGATGTTTAAGAATGTTCCTACTCTCATTTACATAGGTTAATACATGGCACGCTTTGTTACAAAAAGAGATTTTGAATTCATCCAACACATCACTCGGGAATTGATTGATGAAACGATGGACGTTGCAGTTATTCTTTATAAGATTATTGTAGAATCAGCTAAAGTAAACATATACGGAGAAAGTACTGTAAAGCCACGGTACACTCCAGTAAAAGTGAATGCGATTGTCAAATACGATAAAAATACACCAGCTAGAGATGAAGGATTTGGTGTCAATCAAGACCAACAAACTGAGTTCAAATTTGCTCGTCGTATGTTACGAGATGTTAACACGTACCCAGAAATTGGTGATATCATCGGGTATAATAATCATTTTTACGAAGTACATAACATCACAGAAACACAACTCATCGCAGGTAAGCCAGGATTTAATACCGCAATCATTTGTATGGCACACTTAACTCGTCGTACAAGTATTGACATTGAAGAGGCACAAGTATGACCTTTGACCCAGAATATAAAGAACCAGTACTACAACAGGTAAATTTGCAGCAAGAAAAACCTGTTAGTGAACGTTCTAGTGATATTCCATTAAATAATACCCCACCAATTGCAGTAACATTATTTACAATCGATAATGCTATTCTTGGTTATATGAACAGTCGTATCAAACCAGTAGTGACACAAAATAACTTAGCAGTAAAGGTACCCGTTATTTATGGTAATCCCGAACGTTGGAAATCAGCACAACGAGATGGAGTCATACGGGACTCTATTGGAAAGATACAACTTCCGATAGTGATGATTCGTCGTACCGGAATGAAAAAATCTATTATTAATTCGCCTGTTAACAAATATCTTGAACGGACATTTGAAACTGGTTGGAATAGACGTACCCCATATGACCAATTTGCGGTCAAGAACGGAATTACACCAAGTCGTGAATATCTGGTCACTACATTACCTGATTATTATGAAATCACGTATCGTTGTATGATTTGGACCGAATATATGGAACAAATGAATACTGTAGTAGAAAACATTTCTTTCGAAACAGACCAATATTGGGGCGACCAAAACAACTATAAATTCCGTACTTCTGTGAAGTCATTTGAACCTATGACAGAGTTACCTACATCAGAAGACCGTGTGGTACGCACGCAATTTGATATGACGGTATACGCATATCTATTACCAGAAACAGCACTCGATAGACAGAACAATAGAACGACAACTTCACAAAGAAGATTTTCGATTAAAAAAACGGTCACCTTTACTGAAATAGAAAGTGAATCACTTTCTATTTCTGAAATAGAAAGTGAATAATTGATGTTTAGGTAAAAAAACAGATATTTATAATACGAGTTGTATTGTACACAAAAAGAGGTTATTATGGCTGAAATTACAAAAGAAGAGATTGAACAAATTAGCGTTTTACGAAATAAACTTGCAACAGTAGTTTCTGACGCCGGACAATTGACTTTACAAGTTCAATTACTTCAATCAGATATCGTAGAACTGAATGAAAAGCTTGGTGAACAAACCAAACTATTTAAAGGACTACTTCAAGAAGAACAAGAATTAATCAAAGGGTTATCGGAAAAATATGGCGCTGGTCAAATCAACTTTGAAACTGGCGAATTTACACCAGAGAAATAACAAAATTTAGTTTGGAGAATACCGTATGGCAGAAAGAATCGTGTCGCCTGGTGTCTTTACACAAGAACGCGACCAAACATTCCTCGCGCAAGGCGTTGCTGAAATAGGTGCGGCGTTTGTTGGTCCAACCACTAAAGGACCAGCATTCATAGCTACCCAAGTTCAAGGACTAGATGGATTCGTCACCTCATTCGGTGAACCAGATGGTACTTCTTATATGGGATACACTGTTAAAAACTACCTTCAAGAAGCTGGTAGTGCAACGATTGTTCGTGTTCTTGGTTTAGCTGGATATACAACAAATGTTGCAACTATCTTTGCTTCTGGTTCGGCCGGAAACAAAGTATTCGCAGTTCTTCACCCAACTGTATCGGGGAGTTCGCTTAGTAGTGTAGTGGTAGGTGGAACAACATCAAGTTTCAGTTTAGTAGTCAGTAGTTCCGCTACAATTCATTACTCAGCAAGTGTTGTAAGTCCAGTCGAAACGAATTCTTCATTCATCAACCAAGTATTTGGTACTGATGCACAAGCTAAGAGTTCAACCATTCCTGCATATGTGTATGCAGTGTTCCCAGACGCACTCAATCAAGTTGGTTCATTTGCAGGACAAGCAATTCACTTCTCAGCAAGTATCAACACACTAAATTTAGCAACTCAATATGATAACGCAACCACTCCTTTCATTCGTTCACAAACCATAGGTGGTACAAAATATAACTTGTTCAAAGTCCATACATTAACTGATGGTACTGGAGCAAACAAGCAAATTAAGATTTCTATTACTGGTATTTCACCAAGTACTAATCCAGATAGTCAATATGGTTCATTTACACTCAATGTTCGTGAATTTGCTGACAAAGATACAGCACCAGTTGTAATCGAACAATTTAGTAATTTGAACTTTGACCTAGACAGTCCAAGGTATATTGCACGTGTGATTGGTAATAGTGTACCAACATACGATTCTGATACTGGCATAACTTCATATGAAGGTGACTTTCCAAACCTTTCAAAGTATATCCGTGTAGAAATGAGTGAAGATGTAATCCCAGATACCGCAGTACCATACGGATTCGCAGCGTTGAATTCAGTATTTTCATCAACTGCCGGTCAAGTTACATTCCCATCATATGTAACCAGTCGTTGGGTAAGTGCAGGTGTTGCTGGATACACCGCAAATGCAACTGGTCCAAACACAAACTATTACGGATACAACTTTGATGGTACATATGTTTCCGGTAGTATTTTTACCGCAGAATCATATCTTGCACCAATCGTAGGTTCAAACACCGTTGGTGGAGAATTCAATATTGAAAATCTTCCAGCAACAGAAGTAGATGGAAGTCCAATTTCTCTTACCAATCGTGACCACACAACCTATCGTCGTTTCAGTGTTCCATTCCAAGGTGGATTTGATGGATTTAAGCCGAATCGTGAAATTGCACTTGGTGGTGCAATCACCGCAACCAACACCCAAGGATTTAACCTTAACGGTGCAGCTGCGTCGGGGTCAGTTGAATACAAGAGAGCATTAAATCAATTGAGTAATGCAGATGCAATTGATTTCAACCTCCTAGTAATTCCTGGAGTTATTTACTCACAACACAGTTATATCGCACAATCAGCAATTGATATTTGCGAACAACGCGGTGATTGTTTTTATATTGTAGACCTTGATGTTTATGAGGCAACTATCACTTCAGTAACTTCAAATGCAGAACTTCTTGATACTAACTACGCCGCAGCATATTATCCTTGGGTTCGTGTTCTTGATGATATCACTGGCCAGTTCATTTGGGCACCACCTTCAGTGGTTCTTCCAGAAGTGTATCAATACAGTGATAATGT